ATTCAAATGATTTGGATTCCATTCTGGGCAGCAGGTATTGTTAATGGTGTTGGTCATTGGTTTGGTTATCGAAACACTGATACCAAAGATCGTTCAAAGAACATATCAATATTTGGTATCATTATTGGTGGTGAAGAACTACACAATAATCATCATGCTGAACCAGCAAATCCTAAATTAAGCAGAAGATGGTTTGAATTTGATATTGGATGGATGTGGTTTAAGATATTAGAGAAATTAAAATTAGCAAGGGTTCGAAATGATAGTTAAACAATTTAATTGCAATCATTGCAATGCTGAAGGTAAGATTACCGTAAAGGGTGATGATTTTAATTTCGAAGATATTGTTCATTGCCCATTATGTGGTTCTGACATCTACGAAGAAGAAGGACTTGACGAAGACGACTAAATAGTCTTCATGACATGGACATACAATAATATAATCGTTGAAGAGTTACCTGAATACTGTGTTGGCTTTGTTTATTTAATTACGAACAAAGCCAATCAACGCATGTATATCGGTAAGAAATTGGCCAAGTTTTCTAAAACTACTTACAAAACTATTACGCAAAAGAATGGTGTAAAGAAAAAGAAAAAGATACGTAGCAAAATTGACTCCGACTGGATTGAATACTATGGGTCAAGTATAGAACTAAATAAAGATGTTGAGGCTCTGGGTAAAGATAACTTTACTCGAGAAATTCTTTTTTATTGTAAATCAAAAGCTGAGTGTTCATATGTTGAGGCACGAGAGCAATTCGGGAGAAAAGTATTAGAATCAGATGACTATTATAATGGACAGATTTCTGTCCGAGTCCATGGTTCTCATATTAAAAACAGGTTATGACATATCTACTATTCGGTACAGCATTAGCATTATCAGCTTGTGCTGCTTATTATTCTATTATGGGATTGGTTGCGATTTTCGCAGCTGCAGCCATTCCTATTTTCATTATGGGATCACTACTAGAGATTTCTAAACTTGTAGTGGCATCGTGGATTTATCAAAATTGGAAAGAAGTTCCAAGGCTTATGAAGTATTACTTCACGTCTGCTTTGGTTATTTTAATGTTGTTAACTTCAATGGGTATCTTTGGTTATCTATCAAAGGCTCATCTGGATCAAGCAATACCAACTGGTGATGTGCAATCAAAACTTGCACTAATAGATGAAAAGATTAAAACCGAAAAGGAGAATATCAATGCAAATCGTAAAGAACTTACTCAACTGGATGCACAAGTTGATCAAACCCTCAGCAGAACTACCGAAGCCAGTGGAGCAGATCGCTCCATCGCTATCCGAAGAGCCCAGCAAAAAGACAGAGTTAGAATCCTCAACGAAATCGGTACAGCGCAAGCCAAGATCGCCAAATACAACGAAGAACGTGCGCCAATCGCCAGCGAAGTCCGTAAAGTCGAAGCCGAAGTCGGTCCAATAAAATATATTGCTGCTCTTCTTTATGGTGATAACCCAGAAGTTGATGTATTAGAAAAAGCAGTTCGTTGGGTTATCATTCTGATTGTTATGGTGTTCGATCCACTGGCAGTGTTATTGTTAGTAGCTGCAAACTGGCAACAAAAACGTAACAAAGAAGAAACTGAACCAAAAGAAGTTTTTATTGATGAAGGTGAGTTACCACCTGTACCTGAAGAAATTAATAAAACAGAAATAATTGAACCAATTCAAGTTAATATAACCGATGAAATCCCAGTCTGGGAAGAAATGCGTATTAGTATTAAACCTGAAGAGCATCCAGTTGAACACACTATTGTTGGTTATTCTCCAGCAGAAGTTACTGATGAAGAATTAAATATCACTGTTGATGATGGTAAAGATTGGGAACCTAATTTATACAATCGTCTAGAAAAACGTGATGAGTCACTACCTCAAAAAACTCAATCATTTCTAAATAAAGCCAAAGAAGTCTTTTCTAGCATTGGCGTAAAAACTATTGAAAAAGAAGTAGATGAGCTGCAAGACAAAAAACCTAAATAGATACATAAGAATAACTATAATGGGTTTTACAAATGGCAGAAACACAAGTAGAAGCGAAACCACTTTCTCGTTCTGAGAGAGAAGCGCAAATCAAAGACAAAGCTGGACTAGTAATCTGTATTCTTGCAGCATTACTTGCTATCAACACATTGGTTGGTGGTTCGAATTCTAGCAAAATCCTAAACAACACAATTGAAGCCAATAATACTTGGGCATTTTACCAAGCCAAGTCAATTAAACAGACTTTGGCTGAACAATCACAAGATGATGCTAAATTCCGTGGAGATAAAGTTAAAACTGAATATCTACAGAAGAAAATTGATCGTTATGAATCCGATCCTAAAACAGGAGAAGGTAAAGCAGAATTGATGGCAAAGGCGAGAAAACTCGAAGCCGACCGAGCAGAAGCCAAAAATCGTAGTCCTTTTTATACATACGCTGGCAGTTTATTTCAAATTGCTATTGTATTATTAACTGCAAGTATTTTGGCAGTTAATAAAAGAATGTTTCATGCCAGCATTGGCGTCGGTGTGTTTGGTGCATTATTGATGTCACAAGCACTTTGGTTATGGATTCCTATAACACTATAATAAAAGGTAATTCAAATGAACAGAAAGATCGCTACAGCGGTGCTTTTTGTCATGACTACATCACTTGCGATGGCAGATCCCATCGTAACCGACTCGACTAGTAGAAGCACAACTGATTCTACTTCAAATAGCACAACGACAGTAAAATCCCCTCCACCAACTGCAGTGGCTCCAGCAGTAACAGTTATCAACTCCGATGTTTGTGCAGTCGGTGTATCTGGAGCAGCACAAACTCAAATTCTTGGTATCAGCTTTGGTTCTACCATGGTCGATAAAAACTGCGAACGACTTAAACTTGCTCGTGGTATCTACGATATGGGTATGAAAGTTGCTGCAGTTTCCATTATGTGTCAAGATGAACGTGTATTCTCAGCAATGATGAATGCAGGCACACCATGTCCAGTAGATGGTAAAATCGGTGAGCCAGCAAAAGCAATTTGGGAATCTGCTCCTGATCGTCAACCACAGAAAGTTAAAAGCAAGGACTAACTCATGAAGTTAGTTGTTGTTCTTACTGCTGTTATAATGGCAATGATGCTTGGTCATTGCCACGCACAAGCACAATCTGTTCAAACAACACCAAATCTAGTAACCAATACTTGGAGTGGAGCAATTCCGTCTACATCCACTGGTGGAGGTTTTTCTGGTGGTGATGTCCCTGAATATAATTCATCAACAAACACAATAATGTTTGGTTATAACCAAGCAACTGTAGCACAGACATATGCTATCAATCAAGCATTGGCTGGTTCAGGTGTTCAGATTGGTGGATATAACTACTCATGGCAATATCTAAACAATAGTAGTACTGGTGGAACACTTTCTTCTACTATCAAACTAACATCTCCAACTGGATCAACACTAGAGTCTTACAATTATGGTATGAATGTAATTGCCGATGGTTGGAGAACAATGGCTGGTACACAAAACTTTAATCAACAATATGCTGGTGCAGATGTTGGCAACCTTAGCATTGAGTTCACAGGTAAAGATGCTCGTTGGTGGGCAGGATTGTATGGTCCACAAGTAAGAGACGTTAATCTTTCACTAAACTATACGGTAGATCCATGCGTATCTAATCCACTATACTCACCAAGTTGTCCAAACTATAATCAAGTTCTGACTAGTCAAACAATCTATGCACAGACATATGCTATCAATCAAGCATTAAACCTTGCTGGCGCAGGTGTTCAGATTAATGGTTTCGAATACGGATATCACTATTATGTTGGCGGAGATTGGTGCTCAGCTACATTTTTAGGCATTTTATGCATTCAAACTTCACAATCTTCAATGGATGTTAATGTTAATGTAACATCTAACACAGGATCATCTCTTTATTCAGCAACCCACAGTCATACTCAGCAGAACACTGGTGGACAGCCAAGCTACAGTTATGTATTTCCACAGCAAAGACTTTTATCCACTATGGGTAATTTCTCTCTGTCAACAAACGAAGTTGGTAGCACTGCTCTTTATAGTAGTTGGAGTAAATGGCAATATACACCAGATGCCTGTGTAGCAAATCCTCTTTCTTCCGTAACTTGCGATGGATACCAAGCTGCATATCAAACTCAGATGTGTTCAGCAAATCCATTATACAACTCTGCATGTCCTGGATACGCTGAAGCAATATTTGCTCAACAGTGTTCAGCTAATCCTTTATCAAGTCCAGCATGTCCTGGATACGCACCTGCTTATCTAACATATCAGTGTTCAATCAATCCATTATACAGCACCACTTGTGCTGGATATGAAACAGCGATGTTGGATCAACAATGTTCTATTAATCCATTGTACAGCACTCGTTGTTCAGGTTATGCTGCAGCGTATAAAACTCAGCAATGTTCAATAAATCCATTATATGATATCACTTGTAATGGTTATGCTGAAGCCTATAAATCTCAACAGTGTTCAATAAATGCTCTTTATGCAACAGACTGTCCAGGTTATGCTTCGGCATATCATAATCAACAGTGTACTGCTAATCCTCTTTACTCTACAACATGTACTGGATATGCTGAAGCATACAAAGCACAACAATGTTCATTAGATGGATTGTATGATAGAACATGTCCAAATTATTCAACTGCTTATGCAACTAAAATGGTACTTGAACAACAAGGAACTGCATCAATAGTAGCAACTGCAGGTACAGTGGCACGAAACGATCCTGCCAATCAGCCTGTTTCTACAACAACTGTTTCTACCACAGTTGGTTCAGATGGTGCAGTTGCTGTTGGTGTTTCGAAAACAGGTGATAGTAATGTGGACAAAGCAATTGCTC